TGTGAGATGTATTCACCATTTAATTTGATTTTACAGGGAACTGATTTTTGTGTTGGATTATGAATTTCAAATTCAAAATTATCCTTATCATTAAGGAAAACGGTGTCACCGTTGTACATTTTAAGTCGCGACTTTTTTCTTGTGATGTGAGCAGTCGGATTACCCACGTTGTTTGTTGTGTAATTCATTTTTTTACTTTTAAATTAGTTTTATTGACTACGTTACCAATACCTTCGTCTCCGTGAATACTCAACAGCTTTAAGGGCTGGGGACTGATAAACTAAAAATCTATTAATAAATATATTAAAATTGATTTTGAAATAAATAAAAAATGTGTATATTTGTGATGTGATTGATGGAAACGATTTAGATACAAATAAATCAATCATAATTGTTAGGGCGAAAAAATCCTAATTTGAACGGGACGGAAACGATTCAGATACTAAATCCCGTTCTTTTTTATACCCAAATAACAAATTGGTCTTCACCAACTCTAAATGGATTATCGTAAGACTCTCTGAATACTGTGACTATTAATAATCTCCAAAAAGTGTTTACCTCATGTATTGGATTAATAACCATAGCAATTTCTTTTTCTTTTGATTTAATTATAAAAGGAACCTCACTTTCAATTTTACCATTAATAATTGATTCAGCAATTTCTCGTTTACAAATATCAATTATGTATTTCAATTCTGCGTTAGATATCTCTTTATTATTATAATCACTAATGTCAGTTCTGTTTCTTCTTTCATATGCGTGAGATGTTCTATTTATCTCAAAACTAAAGACAACATCTAACTTGGATAGAATATTACCAATTTTTTTCTCTAATAATAAATGTTCTTTAATTAAACTACGTAATTGATTCATATCTTATAAATACCCATAAAACAAAAGTTATCACACAATTTTAGAACCTTTAATTATATTCTCATTACCCCACATAGGTTGTAAGTTCTCTAACGACCAACATTTGATAAAACTATCATCGTCAACCGACTCAAAATTAAAAGAGGATATAGGCATTCTATGGTCAACGTGCCACTCACCATAATTCTCCCATGTCATACTATCGGTAAATTGTTTTTCTAAATGTGAAATTAATTCTTCAGGAGTATATTTTAGAATATCAAAGTAATGTTTATTCTTTTCCACATTGTTCTCTTTCAATACCTGATATATGGCAGTTCTGAAATTAGAGATTAGTTTATAGGCGGGGTCATTTGCTTTACGATTTCTTTCATAATCACGTTTAACTTTACGAATTTTATCAATATTTTTTTTTCGGTATTCTTTAAAATATTCTTTACGATGTTCTTTGTTTTTATCATTCCAAGTTTGAACATACACACTAACCTTTTCTTTGTTTTTTTCTCTCCATTTTTTATCCGCAACTTTTTTACCTCCAATATTTCTTCTACCAGAAGAGCCGAAAACAACACCATTCTCCTTAAGAATTCTATTAATTGTTGGTTTACTAATACCCATTTTTACAGATATGGTGTGGGTACCCAATAATTGTTCATTGTACATTTTTAGAATATTTTCTAATTCTTCTTTATTTAATTCTATCTTATTCATAATTATAAATATAACACATTTTACCAAAAAACATATAGTTATTGAAATAATAAAAAAAAAGGGACAATTTCTTGTCCCTTTTTAGTGTATTTGTTAAAGATTAATTATCTCAATTCTCTTAAATCAAATGTTCTAACACCATCAACTGTAATACGTCCGTAAAAGCGGTTATTTACCATCTTTTTCGCATATCTCGTCATAATACCCTTTATCGGAGTAAAGTTAAACGGATTGTACATAGTTGGAGTTAATTGTAGAGGTACATACGGTGCGTAGATGTAACCTGTGTCAAGTAAAGATGTACCTTTGTGACCCATTAACACTTGGTTAGGTGGGAAATAAGGGTCTCTGAACACTTGGTAACGACCAGCTAATGTACCAACTCTTTCAATACCCATGTTGTATTGGTCTTGCTCAGGAGCTGCATTTGATACGTGGAAATATTCCAAGTCATCAAAGATAGCACTGATTTCAGAAGAAACAACAATCCAGTTAGCTCCACCTCTTAAGGTAGATTTGTGGATTTGAGCTGAAATTTGATTGATAGCTGTAATCAAAGTTTGATTCCAGTCTTTTTGAGTGTAAGGAACTGCGCTTCCTCCCAGACGTTTCCATCCGTTGTAATCCCATCTCAAGTTCCAAGCAGCACCTTTACGTAAATCTCTTAAGATTTCACGGTCAATTTCTGCAGCAACTTGCTCAGATAATAAAGCTGTTAATTCAGCTTCAGCATCGATGTTATGGAACGCCGCAACGTCTTGTGCCATTTCTGGAGACCATTGTGCTCTTAATTTTCTTTCAGTTACTGAAACAGTTACTGACATTAAATCAAATGAAACCTCACCAATTCTATCTTCAAACTCTAAGTTTTTGTAGATTCTGTAAGTTGCTGTAAACGCGTTATTCGCAGCAGTTGTTGAAGAGAATGTTGAACCTGTGTAACCGTCCATAGAACCACCACAAGTAATACAAACTGGTACTTGTAAGTCAACCTCTAAATAGATATATCCTTGAGCATCACATAAGTTGTCATATTGACCACCATCAGTTTTACTGTTAGGGAATACTAAAGTAGCGTTGTTATTACCATATTGTACAATACCTTTACCATATCTTTGAGTTACAACTCTAAATAAGTAAGGGTTAGTTTGGTTTGCAGAAGTTGTTGGGTTACCAGCAACACCATAGATAGTTAAATCAGATAAGAATGCTTCGTTATCCATTGGTTGACCATCAGGACCGATTAATTTACCAGCTCCGTCAGATGCAAAACCTGACATAACAACTAATACTTTTCTGTAATCAGATGTATTATATCCTGAAACAACTAATTGGTCAGCAACCCAAGCTACAGTAGAAACTGGTGCAGTGATTGCAGAATATTGTCCTTTAGAATAGTCAAATAAACCTGGTGGGTCTAATGCTGGTTCGTTACCTTCGTAGAATCTATCGTAAAGGTCTTTAGTGTTGTTGTAGTCGTAACCACTGTTCGGTGTTTGAGTGTCCGCAGCGTTTGGTGAACCATATGGAGGGTAGTGAATACCTGTGTTCGCCAAGTTAGCAGGGTCAGTGTACGCCTGAATGTTAGGTACAAAGTAGAATAATTTACCAATTGGTAAGTTCATTGCTTGTACTGAAACGATATCGTTTGCTAATAATTTAGAGAATACACGTCTAACGATTGGGAAAACCACTGTTTCAAATGCACCTGTATCAGATGTAGATGATGCTTCATTAATTAAAAATGATGCTTGGTTTTCGTATAATTGTGCTACGTTTTCTCTCATGTGACCTTTAAGACCCTCTAAGAATCCTAATTTGTCCCATTTGTTGATTGTATCTTCTTTGATAACTTTTAAGTGTTTTAAACCAATGTTACCAACAAGACCTGATTCTAATAATGCTCCCATTTTAGTTTGTTTTGTTTTTTAAGTTTTATTTTATTTTTTTAATTACCCTAATTTACCCATTAAATCTTTCATTCTTAAGAATTGTGGATTCTCATAAGTTTTTGATTCAATTAGTGTAGTTGATGAACCTGTTGTTACTGTTTTATTTAATTTGTTTCCAACAGATTCGTTAATTGATTTTGTGTCAGTTGTTCCTAATTCGTCTTTGATTGACCTATAAAGAGATTTTGACTCTTTTAATGTCTCAACATCGTCGAATCTTCTAAGAATATTAATTTTTTCTTTCTTAGTAGTTGAATGTTCTGTGAATAATCTTGTTGCGTAAGCCAAATTAGAATTAAAGATAGCAACTTCGTTCAATTTTTCTCTGAACACATTAAGTGCTTTTCTATATTCTTCATTTTTCTCTCTTAACATATTCACTTCAGCATCTAAACTCTCAACTGTTACACCGTTTTTATAAACGTAATTTCTATTGTTAGTAATGCCTTTTCTTAGACCTCTACCTTCTTTAGAACCCATTCCGTATGTTCTAGCAGCTTCTTTGGTTTCTTCTTTTTCAAAAGCCTTTTCTCCTTTAGAATTTGTCATACCTTTTTTAGTGGTGTAATCTTCTTTACCTTTCATGGTTTTAGATTTATCACCTCTATTCATTCCGTAATCACCTTCTTTAGTTTCAGCTTTAACAACTTTAGATTTACCTTCCATGTTAGCACCTTTTTTGTAGTCAAATTTTGCTTTTCCTGTTCCCATTTCTTTTGGACCTTCTTTTTTGTCTTCTTTGAATCCACCAGAGGTCTTATTGTAT